CTGCTGTCATCAACTTTTATGATAGTAGTGCTTTCCTCAAAGTGTTCATTGACTATAGGCAACTTGTCTACATTCTCACGTTCTACAGAAAAGCCAACACCTGTGCCACACATAAGTATATACATACATTCATCAAAGCTACGAGGACTATCAACAGGTATATAGCTACAATTATATCCTGCTACGTGACATCTATCTAATGCTACACCTGCAGTCATCAATGCTCTCATACTAGGCATAACACCAAGAGACATTATTGATTCACTTATCTTTTCTTTCAATGCCTTTGTTATTATATAGTTATGTTTATTCTTCAGATGACCACCCATGTAATCAAAATATCTATCAACAGTTTCAATCCATGTCTCTCTTCTTTGTTCATCTTCTTTCCATCTTGCATAGCGAGATAGTGCTATAAAATTTTGGTAGTCTGTTGGTAGGTAGTTTCTCATTTATATCTCCATTAATACTTTAACGTGTTTTACTTTTACTCCATCTATATCATAAAACAGTTCTGTCACATATTCCTCAAAGTCTTCTCTAACATCTCCGTCAGAAGGAACAGAGTATTCCTCTTCGTCAACCTCTAGTGTCAACATCATTTTAACTTTTATCATTCTCTACAACGTCTATTAACTCTGTAAGATACCATTGTGCTTTCTTTAAGTCTTGCACACCATCTTTATACCTGTATCTCCATAGGTATTTCATAATATTACCTTGCAAATAATACTTGAAACCACTGCCTAACATAGCCTTGATAGCTTCTATGCATTCTATCCCTGTCTTATTATAATGTGCAGGATGATTAACCATGTCCTGCATCTCTACATTATCTGACTGCTGCATAGCTTGTTTTTCTCTCATTCTCATATACTCCATATGTCTTAACATTTTTTGTCTTTCTTATCAAAGGATACTACTATAACATTGTCATACGTGTCAACTATCTTTGGCTTATCTTTCTTGTCGTATGCCTCATCTTCTTGTTTTAAAAAGTCCATAGCTTTTGCTCTTAAATCTTCATCCTTTTCCATCAAAGGAATACTAGCACATATCATCCTACAAAACTCTAGTACACCATAGTAATCCTCGTCAATGAGGGGATTATCTGTGGATGATATAACAGAAACATCAACCTCTCCTGTCCACCTACCAATAGGATTTAACATAGGTTTTACTTGTATAACAAAGTCTTCAGCGTTTATTTTATCTTTTATTGCCACTCTGCCTTCTATGTCTAATGTCTATTATGGCAGGGTGTTTCTTGTTACCTTTTTCTCTTATCCAACTAACAGGTATAATCTTGTCGTGGTACAGAAAACCTTTTTCATTGCACCAATCAGCAAGAGTTGTATTACTACCTTTATATATTTTTGATTTACTATTACTAAAGACAAATCTAATATCTAAATCAGGGAATTGTTTTTTAACAGCTATTGCCCTAACTCTTTCTCTAGGAAGGAATCTGCCTTTAGCTTCTATAATTATTCCGTTTCTTAAAATGAAATCAGGGGTGTAGGAACGATACATTATCTCTTCCCACCTTATCTTTAGAGTTTCGTACTCAAACTTAGCTCGTCTTTTCTTTAACTCTTTTACGATGCCATGCTCTAAAGTACCCCTGTATCCCTCTTCTAGTTGTGCTCTACCAAACACTATGTAATATCTCTCCAATACCAATTAAAGTTATTGGCAGTTGACAGATAGCCAAGAGCTTTCATCTCTTCTTTGACTGCTTCATCTGCCATCTTCTTAGCTTCCATAGCATCTCTCAAACCTTTTGTTCTCATTTCACGATAGGCTTTCTTAGCTTCAGCTAATTGCTTCTCCATCTGCTCTATCTCATTCTTTAAGTCTTCTATTTTTTTATCCACTATTTTATACTCCATATTTTTTTGGCTTCTTTCTTCATGTCTTCTGACCATTCCCACTTATCAAAGTTAGGGTATTCAAAAGAAGCCAACTCATGCTTGTCATCACTAAGAGACAAGAATCTTTGTATAGTAAAAGCAATATCTTTTATTTGCTTTTTGTATTTAGTTAAACTACTAAGTGTAAATATCTTATGATTCTTAGAACTAGCAAAGAATAAATCTACACTTTTCTTTGGGTATGCCATAGAGTAGACTGCCATCTGTCTCTTCTGTGCTTCAGTAGGATTTGATGGCATTCTATTTGTAGTTTTTAAATCGACTATCTTATCTTTAAATAAAAAATCTACATATCCTATGACAGGTACAGGTAAGTCCTCGACTTCTACTTCAATCCTCTCTTGATACGTTTCAAGATTATCATACTTAAAGTTTTCATCAAGGACATTACCAAACCCTTTTAGAGCATCTTTCTCTTTCAATGTTCTCCCATCATTTAAATCAACACTTAACTCACAACATAAGGATATAAACTTAGAATCAAGTGCTTTAAAATCAAAGAAACCATTCTCGTACTTTTCAGCTAAAGCATACTCTTCTGCAATACCTCTTACTGCACCTGCACCACTAGAGGATTTGATGCCAAAAAGGTATCGCATCATCCACAAAGGTTTATCTGCCACGAAAGTATTCATACTACTAGGTGACAGATAATTAATATTATGGACTGCGAATGGATTATTACTTTTCACTAGACTTCTTCTGTATCAACGTCAATAAATTCGTCAACAGTTTCCATGTCATCCTTATTTAACTCTTTCTTAGTTTTCATATCCCATTCATTATAAATATAAGTATTATAATTATCAATCCAAGCCATGAAATTAATAAAAGTATCTTGGTCTTCTTTAGACACTTCTACTGTATCTTGTAAATCAAGAGTGTAATTAGGTAAGTAAAAAGAATTACCATTAGGAAGTTTTCTTTCTTCTGTAGATAGTGCAATAGAATGTTGCACAGGGAGTCTTTTAACTTGCGAGAACTTTTTAAATGGCTCTCCCATAGTTTTAAATGCATCTCTATTGTCTATCTCCCAAATGAAAGGTATAGCTTCCTTCTCAACCTTATTGCCTTTATCATCAACAGAACCAACCAAATCAACCATGCCAAATATAACACGAACTCTTTTGATTTGTCTGATAACATCCTGTGTTTCAACAGGCAATGCCTTAAAGTCTTTTATAAAACCTGAAGGCTTACCACAATTATAGTTACCTTGATTATCTTTTAAATCAATATTCAAGTTATCTGACATTATGGTCTTGTGATATATCCCCATAGGCTCTCCTGCCTTTGCTGACATATTCTTTACAAACCTTTTGTACATAAATCTTTGTATAAAAGGTCTAATCTTTGCTGAAGTAGCATATATAATTTGTTCATCAGGTATCTCTAGCTTATAAGTTCCACCCTCTACTACTTCAACATTAACTTTTTTACCATTAACTTCAGCAGTACCCATGATTGGTGTATGATTTATCCTAAATCTTGGTAATGTTTTAGGTTTATCATCAGAAGAAGCAGTTTCTCCTGCCATTCCCATAGCTTTTGCCATGACTGCATAGTTATTAGTATCAATAGTTGTTATCTCATTGTTCATATAGATTATCTCCTTAGTAAAGTTGTATTGTTATATCACAAAACATCTTTGGTGTCAAGCCAATTATTACCTATTTTTGCTTCTAATAATAATGGCACATTAAAATCAATTTTAAATTGACTATCAATAATATTCTTCATACTACTGTTAATAATACTCAATATTTGTATAACATCTTGTTTTTCATCAGGATGTACATCTATAACTATTGAATCATGTACAGTATTAACAATACATGACTTTAATTTAGTAAGTTTTTTATCAATTTCAAGTAGTATAAGAGGAACAATATCAGCAGTAGCAAAACTTTGTACAGGATAGTTCTTTATCTGTGTAAAATGTGATACTCTACCATATGCTTTTCTCTCTACATCAGGGAAAGAAAATTGTCTACCTGATGGTATTGTTATTTTACCTGTGCTTATAGCTTCTTTAGCCAATTTGGAGTGCCATAATGCAATCCCTTTGTACTTTTCTGTGAAGTGTTTATAATATGTAGCTTGAGCAGGTGTCCTGCCAAATCCTGTTGCTCCGTAGAGGGGTGCAAACGTGTGTGCTTTCGCTTCTTGGCGAGAAGTTTCTTCCCCTGCATCACTAATAACACTAGCAGTATAGCTATGCACATCAAATCCATCTTCTATCTCCTTCATTGCAGTTTTATCTTGGGATAGGAAAGCTGACACTCTAAACTCTAACTGTGCAAAGTCAGCTTCTAATATTTGCCCACCTTCCCAACGTGATACAAATACTTTCTTAACAGGAAATGTACCACCTCTAGGCATATTCTGCATATTAGGGTCAGCACCACTAAATCTTCCTGTAGAAGTTCTGTGTTGTAGTAACCTTACATGAAGTTTGCCATCAGGTTTTATGTGTGTTGTTATACCATCAACAAAGGATGACAAATATGTTTCTAACGCTGACAATCTCTGTAAATCTTCTAAGAATTGTAAAGCATTCGTTAAATTATTCTTCTTAGCTATGTTCTGTAGTATAACTAAGTTTGTTTTATTAACAGTAAAACCATTTGCACTAACCCACTTAGCATTAGGTGGTGTAAACTTTAGTCCTGCTATAGAAGATGTAGGTTTAAAGTGATATCCATTGCCCTTACAGTCAGTACAGATATTATCATTGGCATATGGGATGCCATTCTTTTTAACTTTTCTTATTTTACCTGCACCAAGACAAGTTTGGCATCTCTGTGCTTTTGTCTTATACATTATATCTGAATTAGTCTTAATAGTTTTCTTATAATCCTTGTCAGGCATATAAGGTGTAAAAGAATTTGCCCACATGACCTTATCTTTAGGCTTTCTACTATAAATAACCCAAGACATCTGTTCAGGACTGCTTAAATTAATAGGTGTATCTCCCATTAGTTGTATAACTTGTTCTTTCAGTCTGTTCTCAATAGCAATCTTCTCATTCTGAAACTCTGTCTTAACATTATCTAATGTATCAACATCCACTTTGAATCCTCTTTGATATATCTTTGCCAATGCTACTGCCACTTGATTTGTTAGTATAACTGTTTCCATTAAGACTGCATCATCTTCTGTGTTTAATCTAATGTATTGCCTTTGACTTAGTTGTTGTGTAGCTTCTAAGTCTGCTACAAGATATTCTGTCAATTCATCTCTAGGTATCTCGTCAGTAGCATAGCCTTTAGCAAAATAGTTTTTCAAAGTGTCTTGCTTTTTAGTTGGCAGGTCATATCTTTCAGCACAATCTTTTAAATGTAAAGGTTGCTTGATACCTCTTTGTAAAATGTATTCAGTAAGCATTGTACAGAAGATAGCACCCTCGTACTTAAAACCTGATTCCCACAACCACATTAAATCATAGACTATGTTATGTCCTATCAATATAGTTGCCCTGTCTAATAGCTTTTGTATAGCATCAAAAGAATCTGCATCTCTATCAGTATTAAACAAATGCATTGCACCATTATCTTCTAAACAACCTACCATGACTAACTTATTGTCAGGTTCAAATGGGTCAAGATGTAACTTGCCATCTCTCTTTGTTGTTGTGTTCTCTACATCAAGTGTTAGTTTCATTATCAAACAACCCCTCTTCCCTCTGTTTTGCAGTATGTTCAGCATGACAATTCGCACACAACACTCTACACTTTTTCATTTCATCTTTTATAGTTTGTAAACCATAAGTTACCAAGTATGATATTTCTTTCTTTTTATTTTTAGTATCTATGTGGTCAAAATGTAATGCATTAGGATGTTTTTTATATCCACATATTGTACAACCAAAAAACAATTTAACTCTTCTAATAAATTTTTTGTTCTTTGTCACCTGTATTTTTTTATATGTTTTTTTATATGCATTAATCTTTTTTACAGTTTCAGGAGAATACCAAGCCTCGTGTATTTCCCCACTTCTATAATAATAGTGGCTAAACGTAAAGTTATCTTCTCTTATTTCTCCTCGTATTAATTTTTTATTAAAACTCACTATGCATACCTTGCAGTTAAGTAATCTAACTCGCAGATAACTTTTCCATGCCAACCTGATAATTTATTCTTGACAACATTTAAATGCCTAGCAGGACCTTCTTCAGTTTCATCAGGATTTTTGACTGCATCTTTAGCTATTAATAGCATCAAATCAGCTTCGGCAGCCTTGCCTGTTCTACTGCCTTCCATCATAGCCTGATTCAAATATATCTTGCCCTCTGCTTCTGCTGACAGTTGTGACATATAGAATATAGCACAGTCGTGTAGCTTTGCTATCTGTCGAGCATGGATAGCATTAGCTTTCAATGCTTCATCTGTTCTAGCAAACCCACCTGACCTAGCAAACTTATCTCCCATGTCTAGTATAACTATATCAGGCTTGTAAGACTTACAAACACTTTCAACCCATGCCATATCACGACCTGATGCATCTTTAATAAATATATTTTTCTTAACTATCTCATATTTATCTCTAGCTTTATCAGGATTAGCTTTTATTTGATGCATTGTCATACCTGTAGCTGATGTTAGATATCTTGCACCAACTCTGTGTGCTGATTCTTCGTTACATAACACAACACACTTAGCACCTTGATGGGCAAAGCCACCTGTACTAGCGACTAATGATGCATGGAAAGATGTCTTACCTGTATTTGGTCTAGCACCTATCTCAATCAAATGTCCTGCAGAAACTCCCTCAACTTTTGTAGTTAATGCAGGAATATTAAATGTCCACTTAGCCTCTAGGTTATTCTTAGATATTAAAGTTTCTAAACTCATGTCATCCCATTCTATGTTAAGGTTAGGTGTAAAATCTTCTCCATATATCTCAAGAATATTTCTAATGGGTTCAAGAGAGGATTTACTACCATTAACATAGTCAAAGCCGATATTAGCAATGTCCTCGCCAACAACCTGTTGAAATAGTTTAGATAATACTTCTTGTGCGATATCATCTCCAAGAGGATTCTCCTTTTTTATTTTATTAAACAAACTTAGGTATGCTTGTTTTTGTGCAGTAGTCATTGATGGATTGCCTGATATAAACAAGGCTTCTATTTCATCAGGTGTGACTGTCCTATCATACGTTGACATTGCTTTGTCGATAGCTTGTTTTATTTTTCTTACGTCTTTACTGAAAAGTCTATCAGGACATCTAGCACCTCTATGTTCATCATAGAAAGGTTTGTCCATCAAACTCCTAATTAACGATAATTCCATGTTGTTTCTCCTTTGGGGTCAGGTTATATAAATTATCTAAATCTTCTTTGTTTCTGTATTTTAAATCGTCTTTCAATCTTAAAACTTTTACGTCATGCACATGACCTCTTAACTCTTTTGCAAAGGCTAGTGTTTTGGGCATTGCATCAGGGTCTAGTGCTATAATCACAGTTGAGAATTGCGATAGATACTGCCTGTGTGATTCGCTTAATGATGTTCCCAACACAGCTACCCCTACAAAAACATCACTACCTACAACAGTAGCACTAATGCAATCCTCAACCACGACTGCTACACTACCACAACCAAAAGTAAAAGGCAAATTGTTTTTTCCATATCTCTTCCACTTGGGAAGTCTGTGAGTAACTGCCTTGCCTATGGCATCAACAATTTCTCCATTATCTTTGATATGAAACACTACCCTTTTCTCTTTTATGTCATAGTGCAGATTCAATTTATCACAGTCAAGTTCCCAAAGTTCACAAAAATCCATGACCTCTCGTCTATAACCATGATGTACCACATACTCAGGCATAATAAACTTTTCATCTAGTTGTTTAACTAAATCTAATGATGCCCTTATGTCATCCACAGATAAGTGTATTCTTTTTGAACCTGATAATCTACAGGATGCTTTGTAACAATTCCACAAAAGATTGCCCATATTATTTGTAACACTAAAAGTTTTATAGCCATTACATTGTGGACAATTCATTCTTTTGTTTTCTCCTACACTTAAATGTAAATCATTTATATATGTATATATATTCATATATGTATCACTTCCCTGTGGCACTTAATATGCTTTTACCATACTTTTGTCGAGTTGTCAATGCATTTTTTGCAGAGTCCAAAGTATTTTTCATGTATGGCTTTACAGATTGTGGATTTGCATGACCTGTAACAGACATAATTTGACCCATTGAAACTCCTGCTTCAACCATTTCAGTTGTACCTGTTCTTCTCAAGTCTGCTATCCGTAGCTCATTAGG